AACTGCGGAACTTTGCTAGGTCTAGAGCCATGGTTCCCCGCAACGGGGGGGTGGAGCCGAAGCCCCACCCACCCGAAGGATGAGAGGATCAGAATCAGGCGTTCGTGACTTGCAACTGCACCAGCGCGTTAACGCGGGTGAAGTCGGAGTTGGCGAACTGCATGCCTTGGTAACGGATACGCGCAGTACCGGACAGCGAGAACTCGTCGCGGGTGATGGACATGCCGCCCCATTCGCGGATGGCGAATGACTCGGAGATGTTGCCCAAGATTGCGATGCAGTTCTTGCCGGCAGCGGATGAAACGTGCGCTGGGAGGTACTCGGTGATGTACACCGGGAGACCCATGAGCGTGAAGGGAGCAGCACCAACAAGCGCTGCGTCTGCGCTTGGAACAAAGATTGGAACACCATTCACCAAGAGACCGGCGATGGCTGCATACGTGTCTTGCGGCAGGATCCACGAAGCAGATCCCCAATACGCTGCTGGCAACTTCGTGTAGCGCATTTCGGACAACTTCGCAACGGTGGCACCGGCAGTAATTGCTGCTGCGCGAGTCGTTGATGCACTCGTCGCTGTGGTGATGTTGATATCCGTGGTGACGCCAGTGGATGCCTTGACGGTAAAGATGCCCGTCGGTGCATTCGTTCCGGATCCAGCCACGTATCCCCACTCCAAATTCTTGAGCAGCTGACGCTGGAGATGCTCGGTGACTTCCATTTCCACGTTGAATCCGGCGTCCGATTGGAGAATCAGTTGCTGACTCACTTCGGTCTTCGGCAAGCATGGGATCGGTGCGAGAGGCACTTCCTTGAACAGCGGATCAGCAGCGGTCGTTGCGACTGTTCCCGTATCGGGCTGAGTCCAAGCGCTGGTGTAATCCGCAGTCTTCAGCGTGCTGAAGCGCAGGGTTTGGTAACCCTGAACGCCAGTGCGAAGGTCTGCAATGTTACGCATGATGCTGTTCGCATCGAGGTACTTGAGAACAGCGTCTTGGTAGACCTTAGGAATCAGGATCGAACTTGACGCGGTCGAGATCAGTTCGCGCTGCTCGGGCATCTGGCCGGTGCGGAGGTAGTTAACGAACTGCTCTTCGTACTTCTTGGAAGCGCGAATGTCCATCGAGCGTTCTTCGGTCTTCTTGCCGAGGTTCTCAATGGCAGACGATGAAGCGAAACGCTCGCGCACTTGCGCGGCGCGGATCTCTGCATCGAGCTTGCCGAGTTCGTTGGCGACTTCGTGGCCGCGGGCCTCGACTTCGACGGACATGGTGTCCTGGGCGAGAATGGAATCGCGCTCTGCAACGAGCGCCTTACGGGTCTCAAACATTTCGGACAGTTTCATAGCGGCATCCTTAGACGCAGACGTAGACGGGCAAGGCCCGACTGGAGGGTTCTTGCTTCGGCACTTGTCTGCGGATAAGCGCCGTTTTCAACGATGGAAACTTCCCGCAGCGCAACCTGCGAGAGTGTGCGAGTGTTGCCGACCCAACTGTCGGCGATGACTTGAAAACCAAACGACATTTCAGACAAGACGCCGGCATCAACGAGTGATCGGATGTCCTTGGCGCGTTGAGTGTCGGGGAGAGTGACTTCGAAGGCCAAACCGTGCTGGTCGCTGCGAAGTTGCAGCAGTCCGCTCTTCGTGTTGGCAAGCAAATCGCGCGTGTCGTGACCGACAAGCAGCGAGATGTTGTTGCCGAGGGACGAATCAAACGCGCCGCGGGCGACACGTTCGGTGAACGGCTTGCCGCCATTGATGCCGCGAATCGTCAGCGGATGGCTTGGAGCGTCATAGACCGAGGCGTAGCCGCCGATCTTGTCGCCCGTCATGGCTAGTTTGGCTGTGCGAATCTCAAGCATTGTCTTCTCCTGCGTCCATGTTGCCGGCCGCGTTGTCGCCTTGCGTGGCGCTCATGCCACCTGGCATGGACACACTTGGAATCTCGAACTGTTCGCCTTCGATCGGTGGCAAACCCATGCGCTTCCGACCGTCGTTTGGTGAGAGGATCCCGGCGAGGACAAGTTTCGACAGCGCCATGCCGGCATCGCGCATATTGCCGCGAAGCAGGACGTCGGTATCAAGCCTTGCGTGTTCGCCGGGCCCGCAGAGTTTGCGCGTGATCTCCGACTCCCACGCGGTTACCCATTGGGCGAGTGCGCCGTCCACGTAGGCGCGTGCAGTTTCGGATTGTGAGGACAGCGCCCCGCCGCCCTGCTGGTACAGCATTTCCGGCGGTACGCCGAATGCCCGGGCCACTTCCTGAATGGAGAAGCGGCGCGACTCAAGCACATTGCTAGTGCTCTCGCTGATCTTCTCGGCCTTCATGCCCTCGCGCAAGATCAACGGGCGCGATGCGCCTTCAGGCGTTGAGTGCATCGTCTGCCAGGCGTCGCGGATGGCTTGCACCGTCTGATCGGACATTGCACCAGGGTGAGAAATGGAAATCTTGCCGCCGCTTTTGATGAGCGCCGAGTGCGCCGCGTCCTGGTCTGCGGCTAGATTGAACGCTGCCCGTGCTGCGTCCAGTGGCCCAATGAACCAATCCGGCCGCAGTGGGTCGGGGTAGCAACCAAGGTGAAGCACCTGGTCAGATGACAACGTAGTACCGGCAAGTTTGTAGACCACACCGTCTTCGGTCATTTCCGAACTGATTGTGTTTGTTGGCATCGGTTGCAATTCAGCAACAGTGCCAGAACTGTCGCGCCGAATCAGGGCTACACCGTTGCCGGATTCAAGGGCACACGCGGTGATATAGCGCCGGAACTCGTAACCTGATTGCCAGCGCGAGGCGTCGCGGCTCATCAGTTGTGTAATCGGCGAGTCAACCAATTGACCGTCGCTATCAACGACGTGGAACGGTAGCCGTGCAAGGTCTGCCGATATCAATTGAATTGCTCGAACGACCGCAGGGAGGGACGATATAGCCGGTGCGGCTAGCGGCTCCGGGCGTGCATAGACGACCGTGGCGCTTCTGAATCCCATGAACCTGGCGAAGATGCTCACTCACGCATGGAACAAATGTGCCTCGCGTTGTCAAGCGATTATTTTTGACTTGCACTCTTAACCGATTGGACAACTGCTCGTACTTAGTCCGGTTGCCTCGCGCACCTGGTGATGCTCCATCAGAAGCGCTGCCATGTTGCCGGAGACGATCACGTCCATGTTGCCCTTGCCGCCGCGCCCCTTTACCGGCCGGATGTTGCCAACATTGTCTGAAATCAGGGTGATTTGGTTGAGTCCCGACACCAAAACGGGGTCGTTGTTGTACGTCAATTGCCTACTTTTGAGGAGGTCTGCCCAGCATTTCCACGCTGGTGCCATCGTTCGGATCGACTGATCGACTGTCACAATGGGCCATCCGCGGTCAATCCATCGCTTGATGTCACGCGCTTGCGCTGGATGCGGATCAACTCCGATCTTGCGGACGTCATAAGTGGCAATCATGTTCTCCAACTCTGCCTCGACAACGCTCATGTCCTGCCACTCACCAGGCATACGCCGCAAGTGCCCTGCCTGAATCCATTGCTGCAATGGGTTCTTACACTTCTTCTCGTCGAGTGCAATGTCAACGCCCGCCCACCAGCACACGTTGCGGCCGCGGATCATCTTGCCATCAACCACCATCAAGGTCATGGCGGTCAGGTCGAGCTGCGGGCCGTAGCCACCGCGGCTCAGGTCAATCGCAATCACCGCCGGCTGTCCGCGCAATCGCGTCCAATCAACCTCCTCAAACTGCCGCTCAAGGATTGCGGTATCGACATCGGAAGTAGCAATCGTGTGATATCTGCACGCCAACTGCGTCTCAAACTCGGCAATCTGCACCGGATCACCCGTGTTCAGCATCGTTTGCGCAGCCAATTGCAACTGCGTCGGGTCGACAATCGTGCCTAAACCCGGGTGCGCCTTCGCCCAAACAGCAGGATCCGAGGCAGAATCCTCGGTATCTAAGCCGTAAATCATGGGCCACCACCCTGCTGGATAGGGGGTTCCGTCGGCAATTGCAGCCTCGCAGGCTTGCCAGTAACCCCAAATCGGGCGCGTCTTCTGCTCCGGATCGGGCGTTGTGATCGCCAACAGTTGCGACGTGGCAAACTTGGCAAGCCCGGTGAGCAAGCGCCCGAACGCCTTGTCCATGCGACTGCATTCGTCCGCAATCGTGAGCCGGCTCGTCAAACCGTCGAGGGCGCGATCGGTGCATGGCAGCGATATGTACCGGTTGCCACCGTGCACCACTTTGCCTGGGTGCGCCGGCGTCGAGCCCCCCGAGGATCGCCATCCCTGCTCGTCTTTGTCGCTGTCATCGAGCGCCAACGTGCGGCACATGGTTGCCATGCGCTCAAAGGTCTTTTGTGCTAGACGGCCGTCGGGCGCCACTGAAGAAAACTCAAGCGCCTGCGATCCGTTGCGCATCGCCGCCATAATCATTGAGGCCGCAAACTCGGTCTTGCCGTTTCCGCGTGCTACCACCAGCAGCAGCGCCTTGGTTGCCGGCGTGTCGGTCTTTACCTTGGCGATTACACGCCGCCTGGCGAGGAGGATCATGGCCACCAGGCATTGCCAAGGCATCCATTCAAGCGGAGTACCGGCACCTTCCTCCACGCCCTGCCCGCACTTGCGTGCAAACGCCCGAGCCTCTTCGGCTCGTGGCTCGTCCCACCACACATCGTGCGCACCTGGCGACTTGCGCTCCGCTAGGTAGCGCTTGCAAGAGTCAACGATCCGCAAGTTGGCGACGGCGCTGCCGCTGGCGATCGACTCGGCGTAGGCGTCGGCTAGGTCGGCGCATAAAGGCGGTCGCTTGCTGTGTTTACGGCGTGAGTCTGTTCCGCCTGATCCCCCACGCGTTTCTCTTTTTTCCTCTCCTTCCCTTTTT